GGCATTTGGATTTCGTGCCATCACAACTTGCTGTGCTTCACGAGGACTGTTTGCGTGAACCTGCTCACTCAATCGCTGACTGCCAGCAACAAAAATGACTTCGTATTTCATTTGGAGAATCTCCTTTTGTGTATGTTAGTATTATAGCAGGAAAGGGGTCCGTTGAGAACCCCTTGTGCCAGTTCATCTGGTGATGGTGCTGACAGCCACATCCCCCTTCTGGAAGATGATGTCCACGACGTTCTGAACCTTCTGTGCGGTGCTCGTGGATGCCTTGTCAAAGGTCGGGCAGACCACCAGACCATAGGATTTGGTGTAAGAGTCCAGATCACCTGCCACAAGGGCACCAGAGCGGATTCCAGCGGCATCTGCGGGGTGCAAACGCAGCGTCCGACCGACCGTTTGACCGATACCTACGATGTCCATAGAACGCATAAACACAACCGCTTCCAGAGCAGAAATGTTAATGCCTTCTGCCAGAATGCTGTGATGAAGAACCACAAACTTCTTGTCTGCATCCTTACCCCACTCATTCAAAGTGTCAAAGAACACCTCACGGTTGACTTTCTGACCGTCAATAAATGCACCGTGCTTAGAAGTAATGTGCATCACGGAATAACCTTCCTCTGCCAGTTGTTCGGCAAAGTCAGATTCGGACAGAAGTTGAATGATATTCTTGGTAGTCTTGGCACAAATCAGAATCTTATCAACAGGATTATCCTGAATAATCTCAAGCAGATACTCACAGTCCCGTTGACCCACATCCTCACCTTTGATGGAAAGACGAAGTTGCTTGGCAATCACCTTAGGAGGAATGATATAACCGTTCTGCACCAGTTGAGGTGCGGGAACCTTAGAGATGATGCTACCGTAGATCTCAGTGTCATTCATACCTGCCTTACCAATTACATTGCTGTATTTTGGGGTTGCAGTAAAGAAGTAACAACGACCTGCTTCCTGTGAGAAATACTCTACTGCAGGAAAGAAGTGACGTTGAATACTATTGTGTGCCTCGTCAAAGTAGATGGTATCTACGGCGATTTCTGCCCGTTGTAGTTGCTGCAGAGAGTTATAGGTGGTGAAGATAAGTTTGTGACCCGAAGTGTTCTCGGCAAACCAGTGAATATCAGAAGGTTTGGTAGAAGAATAGTGATGAGTCTCACCACTATGAACGTGCATCACAGTTGCATTAGTGATAAACTCAAGATACTCAGAAGACAGTTGCTCTGCCAGCAGAATACGAGGAGCAACGACTACGATAGTCTTAGGAGCAGCAGACTCCAGTTGCTTCATTGCATCAAAGATTCCCACGTTGGTTTTACCACCGCCGGTTGGCATCACGAGCACCCCTTTACTATGATTTTTCATAGCATCAAGACTACTCTGTTGGTGAGGACGGAGTTGGAACATCATCAATCAATTCAATACTCATATCATAGGGCATTACCAGGCAGAACTCAAGGGTCTTGTGCCAGTTCCTCAAGCGTCACAATCGTTTTGTTTCCTATAGTTTCAATAGATACCACCCTTTTACCGACAGCAAGATTATTACAATCGTGATTTACTAAAGTTTTATGTTGATGACAGGTTTCACATAGCAATTGACATTTATTTGCTTCTTCAACTAATTTTTCCAATTTTGATGCCAAAGAAGAACCAATACAAAATGACTTTTCTGTTCTATCAATATGATCAAATTGTAGATTTTTAGTTGTACCACAACCTAAACATTTTCCACCCAACATTTCAATTAAATATTGTTTATGTTTTCTTTTCCTATCTTGTCTTTTTTTGTTTATTTCTTCTCTATTTTTATCTACCCATTCTTTTCTTTTTTGTTTTTGTTCCTCTATTTTTTCTTCAGATCTATTATGCCAGTTTTCTCTATTTTTTTTGTTTAGTTCTTCTTTATTTTTTTCCAAATATTGTTTACGATTAGAAATTCTATCTTCTTTATTTTTATAAGGCATAGGTATTAGTGTATTGCTATATATATTTATACAAAAAAATACACAAATACCCTTATAATGATAGGACTATTATGCAGCAAAAAAGGGGTCTTGTGGGACCCCCTTGTGCCAGTTCTTAAAGTGTCCTATAGAAGCTTAGATTCTCATCTTCAACGGAGACAAACCTAGTCTAGCAGTATTATGGTACTTATGTCAAGGTTCTGGGTTCTTTTGATCTTCTATTTCTGCAATCATTTGTTTATATGCTTTTTCCCAATTTTCTAAAGATTCAGTCCATTTTCCTAATGGACAACTATCAAGAATAATTCTTGCTTTTGATGTTAAAAAACAACCACATTCAAAACATCTCTGTTGTTCAGAATCATATTTTTCGCATTTTTTACATATCTCTAATCTCTCATTAAAAAGTTTATCATCTGCAAATAAATTTTTTGCATTTGTTTTGTTGAGATGTTTAATTATATCTAAAGTAAATTTGGACAAATTTTTACTTTGCTCAAACAAGGATGGGTGATTTTCCATAATTAATTTCAAAAATAACTGAATTATTTAGAACCTAGAATTAAATCAGTTCTGCCAATAATTGAATAGTTAGATCCACTGATTGCTCTTCCTGGAGAACCTCCATTAGATCCATTATATCCGGAAGAAATATAAAATGCATCGCTCAAAGATTGGAGATCTGTTCTTATGGTGTTTCCTCCCGATTGTGCCCAATCACCACCATTTCCACCAACTTTTCCATCCTCTCCAGTTGTTGCATACGTTGGACAATTTGCTACAGTTCCTGATGATGGTCCATCTGTTACATCTAATGTTGATATTGAATTGGATCTTGTTTGATTATATCCTTGACCCAAACCACCATTTCCACCTGTTCCTCCAGGAGCACCAGATTTTTCCTTTGGATCATAGACTTCGCAAAATGCAGGTCCTATGCAAGTATTACTGCACCAAATAAAGCAATTACATCCTCCACCAACATTATGACCTCCATATCGACGAGCATCCTTAGAATTATATTGTGTGCCATTAATAGTTACTGGAGTATCTGGAGATCCACAATCTGGATACCATTCACAATTACAACCACCTCCCGATTCATATGTTCTTCTTTCCCAACATGGACCATTTGGACCTGTCCATCCATCTCCTCCTCTAGCGCCACCGCCACCGCCACTCTTAATTGTAGATAAATCATTCATAATTATTGATATTAAAGATCCGGTAGAAAAAGTATACAATGAATTTCCGCCCGATCCAGAATTTCTTGCTCCTCCTGCACCCAAAATTTGTCCTCCAGATCTCAATTCAATTGAAAAATTATAAGACTCTGCACTAAAGTATGCTGCTTCTTTTGTTGCTGATACCGATCCTATTGTACCATCAACATAAAAAACTTTTTTAATATTTTTATTTAAATTTGAATTCCAATTTTGAGCAGATATGTCAATTCCATAATTGCTGGGATTTGATACATTGTCATTAGTCCCAGTCTGTACTAAATCATAATATTTGATAGATGTATAAAATTGTGATATTTTTAAATTTTGAGATGTTGAAATTGATGTGTTTTCAGTGCAGTCGGGAACTATCGGATTTGCATCTGTTACTGTTATATTTCTTTTTAATTCGGATGCACTAATTGAACCTGATGAAACTTCTTTGAAATTTAACCTTAATGAAGAAAATGAAATTGGAATAGTCCCAATTGCCGCATTATAAAATCTTCCCGATCCTTTATTGTAAGAAAGTGATACTGCCATAATTTTCTCTAATAAAGATTATTCCAAGCAAATGTCACTCCACCATCAGTGCTTCCATAACCTTGATGTTTATGTATGGTTTCGTTGTAAATAATTGCTCCCGGTACAGTAGTAAGACCAGAAATATCTGCAAAAGTGCTTCTACCGGTATTATTTACAGTTGGTGGAATAAAATATGCTTGAGAAGTTGCACTACCAACTAATCCAAAATCAAGTATTGATCTTTGGTTATAAGTTCCAAATCCAATTCCAGATCCCCTTTGATTACTTATAAGTAAAGATCCATTAAATATTCTTATTGAACTATTATGAACTTGCAGAGAACCTGTCTGAACATCTCCAGTATAAAGTGCAGTTGTTCCGATTCCAATTGATCCAAATCTAGAAAATCCATTACATGCCAGATCTTCATTGCTCAAAATTATTGTATTAATTCCTACTCTTCCAAAAAGAGCATTAGATCCTTTAGCATCAAATGCAACAGAAGGATTTGAAGTATTAATTCCTATATTTGCAGTTACATTTAATTTTTGTAATGTTGTTATTCCAGAAGTATTATTTAAATTTGTATTAGATATTATGCTTGGATAATTAATTGTTGCGGTTAAAGTGCCATCTACATTTAAATTACTTTTCACATAAAGATTATCTTGAATTGTAACTGTACTTATTCCAGATGAACCTAAAAATACATCTCCAGTTGCGATTAAAGTTCCATCATAGTCCAAACTCATAATTTCATTATTGGTTTGACCATAAATCCATCTAAATTTTCCTGTACCGATACCGGAAGGTCCGGCGTGCAGATAAAGATTTACATCTCCAGTATCATTATTTAAAATATCAAGTGTTTTGGATGCATTTCCAAACCTTAAGACGGCAGTACTCTTACCAACACCAACAGATTGTCCAATACTAATTTGCGATTTTCCAGTATTAGATATGACTTCCAATAAAGAATTGGATTCTTTTCTAATTTGCACTTCTGATGTTGGCAATCCAGTTCCAATGCCAATTCTTCCAGAATTTAATGCGGAAAATGAAGTTCCTCCAAGTGCAACATTAATAGATGAACCATTGATATCTGTTGCGGTTACAATTCCAACTTGAATATTTGGAGTTCCTGTTAATGATCTTGCAGTACTAGCAATACCAATTAAATTAGCAGTAATATTATTAGCAGTAATATTACTTATAGCAGTAATATTACTAGCAGTTATAATTCCAGCAACATTTATATTTGATGGAAGTCTACTATTATCTAAAGTCCCACTAGAAATATTAGTGGCATTTAATGATGTAATGTTATTACCAGATCCAGCAAAACTTAAAGCAGTTACAATTCCGCCGACATTTATATTTGATGGAAGTCTACTATTATTTAAAGTTCCACTAGTAATATTGGTTGCATTTAATGTTGTAATATCAGTTCCAAATCCAGAAAAAGAATTTGCAGTTATAATTCCAGAAACATTTATATTTGATGGAAGTCTACTATTATTTAAAGTTCCACTAGTAATATTGGTTGCATTTAATGCTGTTAAAGAAGATCCATTACCATTAAAATATCCTGATGTGATAATTCCTGTTGCATTTACATTTCCGGTAAGTGCATCAACTGAAAGTCCATTTCCGATCAGTGGATCCTGACCTACCTGTAGTGAATAATATGGAAGATCAGTTCCTATGCCAACTTTAGAGGTTGTAGAAAGACTTCCAGCATTAACATACCAACCACTCGTTGATATTGCAAATATTCCAGTCAGTCCGGCAGCACTTCCATAAAACGTTCCTGCTCTTACGGCACCAGTTGAAGAATTGAATGTAATTGCAGAACCAATTTTTACATCATTATAAAAAGTAGAAACTCCAGTAATTGCCAGATTTGTTGCCGTAATTAATCCAGTAACCTTTGTGGTTCCATAAACATCCAGAAATTGAGTTGGAATTGATGTTCCAATTCCAACCAAACCATTTGCATTTACAACAAAGTTGTCATTATCAACTTGGACTCCATTCTTAAAATTAAATGACTTATTATAATTTGCCATTTTTTGAGTCTATTTCTAGTTATTTATCATTCAGTTTTTGTTGAAGTTCATCAACTTTTCCTGATAGTTCTTTAACTGCCTCAATCAGTAGGGGAACAAGTTTTTGATAAGAAACTGATAGATGACCATCTTCTCTTTCATTTACTGCTTCCGGAAGAATATCACGAACTTCTTGTGCAATTACACCAAGATCTCTACCACTTTGATTGGATTTTTCATTCCAATCAAAAGTATTGCCACTAATTGAAAGAACTTTAGAAAGTGGATTCTCAATAGGAGTAATATTATCTTTCCAATTTCTATCTGATGGTGAATAATAAGCAATAATGTCTTGTGTAACTCTCAATTCACCATTAATTGTTGTAACACTACTATTCGAATTACCTAAAGTTACATTTGCTCCAGAAAAAGAAATGGCAGTTGAACCATCAGACGCTTGAATATCATTACCATTGATCCTAAGATCTCCGGCAAGTGTAGTTAATGTATTAGAAGTTAGTGTAACATTAATATTGCCATCAGATGCTAGAATATCATTACCATTGATCCTAAGATCTCCGGCAAGTGTAGTTAATGTATTAGAATTTAATGTAATATTGGTGTTTCCATCAGACGCTTGAATATCATTACCAACTATACGAAGATCACCAGCAAGTGTAGTTAATGTATTAGAAGTTAGAGTAATGTTAGTGTTTCCATCAGATGCCTGAATATCATTACCACCTATACGAAGATCACTGCTTACAATTACAATTCCTGCTCCGTTTGGTGTAAATGTGATACTTCCATTTGTATCTGTAGAACTCAATACATTTCCATCCAATCTCAAATTATCAATATCAAGTGAAGTATTAATATTAACACTTCCGACAAATGTAGAGATACCAGAAACTGTAGAGTTACCAGAAACTGTAGAATTACCAGTAGCTGATAAAGTTCCACCAACATTCAGATTCTTAGCAATACCAACGCCACCAGATACAACCAGTGCTCCATTTGCCGTAGTTGTGGACTGAGTATCAGAACTTACTTTTAATTGAGATCTAGCATTTACGGCATCCGTAAATTTAACTTCTTTATTAAATGTAACAGGTCCATCAAACTGAGAAAGAATTGTGCCGGAATTACCACCCTCAACAACAAGTCTTTCTTTAACCGTAACCTCATCAAATACGGCACTTAATCTAGATGGGTCTTCGCCAGTAACCGTTGGAATTGGATTATCAAATGTAACTTCCTCACCAGTTGATGAAGATGTCTTACGATTACCAATAAAAGAGTCTCCATTGTTGTTCATACCAGTATAAACAACAATGCCACCAGACCTTTCTTGAGACTGTACCAAGAACTCTTCTCTTTCGGTCAAGGTTATGCTCTGAACCTGAGGCAATCCGGTTGAATAGTTTCCTGGACCATATCCAAGATACTCAAAGGTATGCCCCGATGCTCTCACAATCGAAGGTCTTCTAAATTCAATTGAGATTGGTTTAATCTTTCTGATAAGTGAATCACTATCGTGAGCAGTTTGTTTCGTGGATAGTGAACCACGAATCACCGTAATCTCATTTCCTCCACCACCACTGAGAGTGCTACTCGCAACTCTCATAATCTCTTCATCAATCTGAATATAAGAACCTAGTGGAAATCTCTTGGTGATTGCTGCGGCACCTACAGGGCTTGATACTGCAACTGTGGGAGAGGTTGTTGTAATTCCACTAGCGGCAACAAGTGTTTCTTTATCAAATAGTGGAACACTTCTAATTGCCAGATTTTCTGCGGTAGAATCGGAACTGGCATCATTTGCAGATAGACCGTGTTTGAGGACATATCCACCATTCACACTTATGGTAGGTGTAAGTGCCGTAAATGTATTCACACCAACTCTATCTCTTACAATATAATCGCCGTGATTATTATTTGAGGAATCAATCACTCTAAATCTATTACCAGAAACCAATCCGTGAGGTCCAGAGCAATTAAAAGTTATTACACCAGAAGAATAAGTGGTAGTTGTAATCTGAACCGAAGGTCCAACAACAAAGGCATATTGATTCGCCGTAATTACAGGGTCTCCTGCGGTCTTAGCAATTGAAATCTGATTGTCTGCAGAAACTGCAGTAATACGATGATAGGTATCTGATGTTGTTCCGGCACCCGTAAACTGAACCACATTACCAATTGCCGTTGTGATTCCTGTTGTGGCAATAGTGTATCTGGCATTACCATTACCATTACCAATCACAGAGGCATCAAAGAATAATGGACCGGCAGAATATCCAGAACCAGAAGAAACAACATCTACAGAAACAACTCCACCACCAGATACAATAACTCTTGCCGTTGCTCCTTGCCAGGTTCCGGTTTGAGAGGTATTGAGAAGTTTGAGGTTCTGATATGTTCCGGAAGTATAAGAAGCACCACCAGTTATAGTTCCAGTAACAATACCGGCAAGACCATGTTCTCTTGTAAAAGTAATTGTTGAAATTCCAGCAGAATTAACAACATTAGAAACATCAAGACCAATACCAAAACTTGTAAGTAAAGTATCCGTTGATTCTTTTGTAATACTCTTCTTGAGGTCATTTGTTACGACTTCACCAAGAGGGTCTCTTTTCGCAAATGATTTAGCAGATGTTGGATTATCGTTAATGTTATCTCTGTCTAACTGTGGATATAAATCAACAACATTCTGACTATACTTAATATTTGTGAATTCTGTTGGTACTGCCTTATCGGCACTTAAAGTATAGATGTGATAAACACCATCCTGAATACCACTAATGTATGGAGTAATTACTTCACTTCTATAGTTGTAAAGATTTGCTTGTAAGTCATTTCTCTCAAATCTTGGAAGTAAAGTTGTTCTGTTGGAAGTTACATTTGTGAATGACCCAGGAGTTCTCGTTGTTGTATGAGTAAAGGTCATATCATCAACAACCGATGCAACCACAAAGGTTCCGTTATAACCAAGGTTATCTTCACCGGTTGTATTGGTACTGTCCGTTACATTTTTAATAATAATACCATCACCAACCTGAAGATTGTGTGGAAGTTCAGAAATTACAGTTACGGTTGAGGATGCACGAGAACAAGTGCTAATAAATCTTGGATTTCGGTTATACTCATAATCGGATGCCGTAAGACTCGAAAGACTAAAATCAGTATCATTACGATATCCAGTTGAACTTGATTCTTGAATTACAAATCCGTCCTCTGGATTTTTAGAACCCACAAGTTCTTTTGGAATTACAACTCTAATTTTATAAAGTTTTTCATCCAAACTTCTAGTGTCTTCGGTTCTCTTCACATAAGAAGGTTCGGTTCTATTAGTTAAACCAGCAACACCCAATGCAATTATTGCATTGTAGGCATCACTACCAGCATTTGTGGTAATATACCATTGAGTTCCATCATATTGAACCGGATGTCCAATATCTCCGGCAAACTTATCCGATACTCTGCTCAGAATTCTTAAATTAGTTCCTTTATATGCGGCAATTTCATTACCACTGACCGCTGCTGATTCTGAAGATGCGAGTTTAATTTCAGTAGAAGAATGTCTGATTGCATAATAAACGGTATTTTCTACAATATTCTCGGGTAAGTCTCCAGCATCACTCAGAATAATAACTTTTTCACCAGTCTGGATATTATGAGTTCCAAGTGTAAAGATATTGGATGATGGTATGGATGATGTATATTCTTTGACGGAACTTGTGACTCCATCGGACATTAAAATATTTGCCGAATATTCTGTTCCGTTTCCTACAAAATATAGTTTATCATTTACTTTCGCACCAATTCTATATCCCTGAGTCAGAATTGGAGGAACATCATCTTCAGAAGTGAATCCAAAAAGATATAGTCTTGTATTGTTTGCGGCAGATATAGTTTTAGCAACATCCAATGAGATCCAGTCAATGTCTTCCTCCGTTTCAACAATTGCTCTTGGTGAGATAATTGAGGTGATGAATGCCTTATTGTCTTTGGCGAATGCCTCTTTTTTAAATCCAGAAGAAGTAAGTGAAATTTGACCGAAGTTGGAGTTTGAGTTGGTGATACTCAGGTCTCCACCACTTTCAGAATCAAAGTGCTTATTAAAACCAATTGCAAAGACGGATACAATCTGAATAAAGGAATCATTCGTTGCCTTTATGTGAAATGTTTCCCATCCACTTCTGTAAATTGATAATGGATCTAGGTGATAAACAGTTCCGAGTGAGGATGAATTGCTGGATAAAGTTGCTCCTGCTTCTCTGGTAAGAGTAATATTATCAGAATAATCTCTGTTTGTTGGATTGTATTTTACAAATGCACGGTCGTCTTTTTGTAGAGATACACCCGTAAATTGCGCCACAACCATCGAACGGAAACCCGATGCCTTACTACCATCGGCAAGCATTCCGTTCATACCATAAACAGAACGCAAGGAGATATTAAAGATATATGGAGATGCTCCAGATACGGTATCGGTCTCAATGGTTACGAATCCACTTGATGCATTTCCAGGTGTTGTTAAATTAAGCGGAAAGTTTGGAAGAAGATATGTAAATACCGTTGGGTCGGTATCGCTAATACTCTGAACTTTTGTTGAGATATTATAGTTTGCCGGAGAAACACCACTAATCTTAATCGGAGTTCCATCCGTAAATTCGTGAGGTATTGTTGTCTTAACCGTAACCTGACCGTTTGGCGTTCCACCAGATCCGGATTCAATTGTAGAGATCTGAATAGGATCTGCTGCAAAGGCACCTACAATCTCCCATTCTGGTCTTTGCTTTTCAAAACCAAGAGGATTGGCAGGGTACTTCTGATCAATATCTCTACCGGACGCAAGATTAAATGCATTAGAGAGTTTTGCATAATACATATCAAGGTCAGTTAGACCATAAGAACCTACTGTATTCACACCATCGGCATACTCGAAGCAGGTGAGTTTGTGGTGAGAGAATGTTGGTACTGATTGATTATTGGCGGAGAAATCTGCTGGGTCAGTATATACTGTGCCTTCTGTACTACCATCAAAAATACAGAACTGCCAGAAATAACAGGCACCGGTAATTCTAAAAATTGCCGAGTTTGGAACAGAAGAATCTGTTGGGTTCGGAACATATTTTGGACGAATCTTGGTCTTTCTTAAATCTAGACCAACAATTGAGGTTCCTCTGGGTACAACAACACCACCGTTTACACTATTAAACTTATAAAGAATATTATCGTCTTGTGTGAGGTCAAATACCGAATTAAGTGTAAGTGATAATGTATCTATCGCCGCTGATGTTTGTCCGCTTGGTGATACTGCTCTTGCGACTCCACCATCATTATATACGGAAAAACCAGGTCTGTTATCAACCGTATGTGCTCCCGGCATCAAAAGAATTGTAGTCTTCTCTACTTCATCATTACTATTTCCTCTTTGATAGGAAAATCTTGCTGCCTCTAAAAGTGCTCTCTGTAGCGTCTTAAAGGGTTGGGCAAGTGAATTACCCTGATTACTAATACTATCAGTAGAATCAAGGTCACTTGGACTTACATAAAGAATACGACCTTCTGTATTCTTTATGAAATTGTCTAATTTATTTAATCCCATATTTATTACTGATAGACCTAATATGTTTTATTTATGAAGTTAAATCCTCCTCATCAAAAAGATATTCTACGTCTGGTGGCATATCTTCTGGGTTTTCTAGGTCCATCATAAACAGGCAAGGATGTGCCTCTTCATCTATCAGATAGAAAGAGTTTTTATATAAGTCTTCTGGTTCAAATGTTCTGTATTTATCTGCTGTTTTACAGAGTTCTTGGTCGTATAAGTGCCCATCTGGGAGCTCATCAAATGTGAAAGGAATTTCAGAAATAAAATACATTTTCACTATCATACTACCTTTATTATACCAACAGTATGCGTGAGTGATTTTGTACTTATAAGACATTTGGTTATTGTTGATATCTTATATTTATTTTAAGTGCCCGTGGTCGGATTCGAACCGACCCTGGAAGGATTTTAAGTCCTCTGTCTCTTCCGCTGGACTACACGGGCGTGTATAAGACCATTATAACTCAAAAAGTCATAGTGGTCAAGTGCAGGTTAAGAGGATCGAACTCTTCTTCGCGGAATTATGAGTTCCGAGCATTCCACCAGATTGCTAAACCTGCTCGTTTAAAAATTGTTGCCAACTGTTTCCATAATGTAATATATGGTGACAATTTTGGCATAAAAGATCACATTTTTCAACTTCCTCCTGAACAAGTTCCCATTTTCGATTTGCAAAAGTTCTGCCATCAAGTTGAAATTCTTTTTGAGAAGGATCTCTATGATGAAAACATAAAGTTGCTGGTCTACTTTCTCCACAAGATTGGCACTTACCTCCTTTATATTGAAGGGCTTTCCATTTATTGGAATAACCTCTTGCTTTTTGTTCAGTATAAGTGTTTCTGTTTATAACACTTTTATCATTCTTATAACGCCATTTTTGTCTACAAGCATTACTACACCATTTTTTTAGTCGTCCTTTTGTCATTCTTTCATTAAGAATGTCACATCCACAACCTTGACAATTAGTAATAGTAGTAAACATAATGGTGCTATGAAAATATACATACACCTATTTATAATAGAATGTATGTAATACGAGTGCCTGGATTCGAACCAGGTCAAAGCCGCTAATCTGGCGGAAAGAGTTTATAAGACTCCTCTGACTACCAAGTCTCACTCGCTTGAACCAGATCAATTATAGAGGATCTGGAACTCTTTGTCAACAACCTTCTTTGTGGTCCGTGTGTATTCGAATCAAGTCATCAACTGCAGGCATCATTACTGCTGCATTTCCATTTTCGCCAACAATTCCAATGTGCTCTCCATTTTCGACTCGTTCGATAAGTTCGTCAAAGCGTTCTTGAAATTCTTCCACTGTGAAAACTTCCATTTATCAAAGAGGATCTGAGTAAGCAAGACAATCATCACTTACCTGAGCACGAACCACTTCAAGAACATTCATAAACTGGTTCACACTCTCACATTCCACAACACGTTCTTCACCCTCACTAGAATACAAATAGAACTTACGAGCAAGCGTATCAATAACACAGCGGGTCAGAACTTCTTCGGCAGGCATCAGGCGTTTCGTTTGATTACCTGAGTATTATAGGGCGTCTGGGGCGGGTTGTCAAGCATTCTATGATTTATATTTTTTGTATACCAAGTTGCCATAGTATATCTTTTTCCACTCAAGATTTCTTTTACTCCATGAATATGTTTTGCTCCTGATGTGAAAATAATTAATTTTCCAGGTTTGGGAGTGATACTATAATTATAATCTCGGAAATAAGTTTCTCCACCAGTAAAATCATCATTCAAATATAATACAGAAGAATAATCACGATTTGAAGAATAATGTGGTTTTTGTGGGTCATCAATCCAATAATTGTCAGCATGTGCTTCTAGTTTCATTCCAACTCCCCAATAAACTAGATTTGTAAATTCAAGATAAATATTTTCTTCCTCATAAAATTTCATACAACTATTGATTATTCTTTGATGAATGATATTTGTTAAATCTTTGATACTTTCATCATAAGAACTAACAATTCTACTATCCCAAAATCCTTTAGATACATCATTAGGTGAATTTTTTTCTTGATATCTTATCAAGGTTTTACATTCTTCAAGAGTTATAAAATTATTTTTTTCTAATATTTTTTCCATAAAAATTAAGCACTTGTATCATTAACATAATACCATGTTACTGCGACTCTTTTTTTTCCACTCAAAACCTTTTGCCCGGAATGAGGAAAGCACCAATTTGATGGGAAAAATAATCCATATCCCGGAGAAGGTTTATATGTTTGATGAGGAAATTCTGTGCCTCCACCATCAAATTCATCATTTAGATATAAAACAATACTTATGATTCTATGATATTCTTTGGAATTTGGATCATTTGAAACATCGTGATGAAACTTATATTCTTGATTTGAAGAATATTCTAAAACCTGAATTGATTCTCGGTGACAAGTAGTAGAATATCCAGCAGGGACAGGATAATATTGAAACATAGAATTAATAGGAATAACTCTTTCTTTATAAACTAAGAGAGATTCATTTATCCTATCGTGCAAAAGTTTAGTTGCAATATGCTCTTCATTTAATGTAGACCCAAGACTTGATCTTACTGAGGTATCAATTCTAGATTCCCCATTTGAATCAAAAACAGTATTTTCTTGAAAAATTAAAGTGTCAACATAATCGTTGATAATTTTTAATTCTTCTTCATTTAAAATTTTAATGTTTTGAATAAGTTCGTTCATGATATTTAATAATGGTTAATGTTAATTTAATGCAAATACTTGCACACCAAAGTCAATAGCATCATCGGTTCCTTCAAGCATGTTAATCCAAGAAGAATTACCAAAGTTTTGATAATACTTTTTCCAAACCCCACCTTGCTTTATATATGCATTAGTAACCTCTTTCCAAATTCCCGATTGCTTTACAAATATATTACCAGCATTTTTCCAAGATCCACTCTGTTTTACACCTACAGCTATTGGATTTGCAATATACCCACTACCCGGATAAGCAAAATCTCCCCAAGTTAATGATTCTCCACCAAGATAAAATTGTGTTCCTGGAGAAGGTTCTGATGTAAAAGACAAAATATAATCTCTTGTTCCAGACCCAGAAAAAGTATGTGCAGTTTCTGTTCCAGGAAATCTACTGTCATCTAATATTCCATCAGAAGGAACTGGATTTGCACTAGAACTGTAGAAAGTAAATTCATCACCAAATGGTTTTGAAACATATTCAGTTCCACCAACGCTGAAAGTATAAGTATTGCCAGCCTCAGATACTGCAGCAAACTTAACTGAAGTTGTACTATCAGTCAATCTTAAATAATAATTTCCATCATTTTTTTTAATAAAAGTAGCTGCCATAATTTTATGTTATTTGATACCAAACATCTCCATCATATCCTTCGGTAGTTGGAGTATATGTCTGTATGTATCTGGTTCCATAAGAATTGCTATTTGATGCAATCGATATTGTAGCACCGCTAGTAGTTATTGGATTCGTACCCGTATATCCAGTTTGAGTTACAGTTATATTAGTAATTCCAGGAGGACCAGGAGGACCAGTAACACTAGGACCAGGAGGACCAGGAGGACCAGGAGGACCAGTAACACTAGGACCAGGAGGACCAGGAGGACCAGTAACACTAGGACCAGGAGGACCAGGAGGACCAGTAACACTAGGACCAGGAGGACCAGGAGGACCAGTAACACTAGGACCAGGAGGACCAGTAACACTAGGACCAGGAGGACCAGGAGGACCAGTAACACTAGGACCAGGAGGACCAGGAGGACCAGACAAACTATAACTAGCAACATTTGATGATGTTACAACTTCAGACCAAGATGTATTTCCATTTGCATTAGTTGCCCTAAAATATAAGTTTTGACTAAAAAATGGTGCTGCTAGTTGTAGAGCATAATAATTTGATTCATTAGAATGTGTAGAAGTAATTAAATGATACCAACTATTAGTTGTTGTTGGCCAACCTTCTGCAGTTGTTGCAGAAGATGTTTGCCAGAAACCACTATTAGTTCTTGTAGTAATATCATCTTTATCAGAAGAACTCTGAGCAGTATTTAAATATAGTGCAGTAGTTGCAGAAGTTGCATTACCACTGATAGTACCAACAAAAGTATTAGCATGTACTTCATTCCAGCGATTAGTAGATTCGCCAAGATTTAAATTTCCATTTGATGATGGATATAACCTACTTCCAGCAACTATACCACCAGTAAAATCTCCAGCATAATTTAATGTAAGAATTGATCCAGCCTCTTTGACTAATGCTCTAGAAGTTCCAGAATTACCTCTAGATGATTGATCACCATTACCTAAAATAAAATCAAAACCACTGTTTATAAGTTGTGGAGATGTAAGAGCATTAGAAACATTAACTATAGATGCTTCTAAGTAAATATCATCGTCATTTCCCGATACGGCATCATTTCTAATGCCAATATGTAATCTTGTATCTTCTCCAGATTCTACATAATATCTAATAAATGCTTCATCACCAGCACCACCGGCAGGATTAGGTTGCCAGTAAATTCCTTTATCTGCACCAGAACCAACAGAAGGTCTAAAGAATCCATTGACTGTAGCAATACCAGTAACCAATAAGTTACCAGTTTGAAGATCTGTGGTGGTAACATTAGTTAAACCATTAAAAGTATTAGCATAAACTGTATCCCAACGATTAGAAGGACCACCAAGATTTAAAGTTCCATTAGTGGAAGGTGTGATTCCAGTACCAACTCTGGCAGTAAAACTTACTGTATCGATAAGAGCATTATCTCCTAAAGTTACATTACCATTAAATACTGCATTACTATTAAAAGTAGAAATACCAGATACAATTAATTGATCATCAATAGTTGTTGTACCACCGGCAGAATCAATTGTTAGATTACCAGTAGAAGTATCAATTTCATTATCACCAGTAATTCCTATTTGAATATTATCAATTGTTGCTCCTGCATTAGCATCTACTAGTCCATTAAAAGTAGAAATACCAGATACAATTAAGTTTATAGTTGTAGTTAATCCAGAAACACCTAAGTTTCCTGCCGTCAATAAGTCTGTAGAAGGATTATAAGAAATACCAGCATCGGTATAAAGAAACTCATTACCTCTTGTGGAATTATTAGAATCAACAAAAGTTGGATAATAAGTTATGGTTCCGGTAGTAGTTCCTGTTGATACTTGAGACGCACTATCGGCATTACCAACAAAAGCACCATTAAATTCTCTAGCATATACTTTACGCCAATAATTTGATGTACCACCTAAATCCTTACCATTAGCATCTGTACTGGATGATGAATTGGTGGATGGAAGAACATTACTAGAAATTCTAGAAGTAAATGTTACTGTATCGGTATCGAGGTCACCTAAAGTTACATTACCATTAAATGTTGATATTCCTGATACAGTTAAATTATTACCAACATTTAAATTCTTTTCAATACCAACACCACCTTCAACAATTAATGCCCCGGTGTCTTTATTTGTAGAATCTGTAGTATTTGATATTGTGGCGATTCCAGATACAATTAATTGGTCATCAATAGTTGTTGTACCACCAAAGGAGTCCAGAATTAGATTACCAGTTGAGGTATCAATTTCATTATCACCAGTAATTCCTATTTGAATATTATCAATATAAGCACCACCATTGGCATCAATATAGTCATCAAATGTACTGATTCCAATTACCTTAAGATTTCTAGTTGTTGTTAGTCCAGAAACACCTAATGTTGCTATAGTTGCAATACCAGTGACCTGAAAATCTTTGGTTTTTAGAAACTCTGTAAATTCTGCTCTTCTACCACTAATTTCATCATAAAAAATATCATCTTTTACATATAGGTCTCCACCAACATAAAAGTCACCTCCAGTTGTGGTAATTCCACCATTAGATGCTAATGTTGTGACTCCAACAACACTTAATTGCCCACCAACATTCAGATTTTTTTCAATTCCAACGCCACCTTCAGTAACAATAGAACCAGTATTCTTATCGGTAGATTCAGTCGCATCATTTACATAAATAGCATCATTGATTTGAGTTGTACCAGCACTCGAATCTAGAATAAGATTTCCAATAGTAGTTTCAATATTATTATCGTATATTTTAATGTTATCGAATGTACCGACTCCGGTAATCCTTAAGTTATTGATATTAACTTGAGAACTAAAAGTTCCCACTCCAGATACATTTAAATTTTGAGTTCCAATTCTAGTAACATCAATTTCACCACCATTTATATCAACAGTTGTGAAAGTTGATAATCCAGTAGCGTTTAATCTATTCAGAGTAGTTGATTGATAAACCTGAAGATTTTGAGTTGTGGTAATTCCAGTTATACCCAAATCACTATTGATATTAACTTTCTGTAAGAATGTTGATACTCCAGTTACATAAAGTTGAGATACATTAAGTTCACCAACAAACTTAGTTGCAGTTACGATTCCAGTAAAGAATGCACTTGTCCCCGTTACAAATCCAATTGTACTAACACCAGTTACTGTAAGATTGCGAGTTGTTGTAACACCAGTTACATTGAGATTATCAATAGTTGTTCCACCTTTAAAACTAGATATTCCTAAAACATCTAGTGAAACCTTTGGTTGAGTGCTACCAACACCGACTCTATTATTGATATCATCAAATACGAAATTAAGGGCACCATCAACTAATCCGGTAGAATTATGAAACTGAACTTGTTGATATGTTCCACCGGCACCCGCTCTAATTGTACTTTGGTTTGCCCAAGTTAATCCACCAAAAATATTTTTAATTAATACTTCTGATGTATTTCCTGGTTGATTATTAAAATCATAAATTGTTCCGGTAAGTCTCAAATCACCTTGAAGATGAAGTTCTTGTGTTGGATTTGTGGTTCCTATACCAATCAATCCAGTTGATTGTACATTAAAAAGAGTTGCTCCAGCACCAACATTTAACCCATTGCCAATGGTTAGAATCCCAACAGAACTATTAAAGACTAAACTAGGAGATGTTGCAAAATCATTTAATTCTTTAAATAATACACTCCCATTATTACCTGGTGGTGATACGGTTATTGTGGCAGCAATTGCAGGAGACCCATCAGGATTTAAATAACCAAGTACTGTAATAGCATTTCCCTTAAAATTAAGTTGACTAATACTACTAACTCCACCAGGAGGAGTTATAATTCCTTCATCATAAACACTAATTGATCCAGGAATTAATCCTCCACCAACAGGAATCCAATATCTTTCTCCCGGTCTTTCAAGAAGAGATATAACTTGATATTGAGTTCCTACAGGTATTACTTCTCCAGGTACAGCAGGATCGCCAAGATTTGGTTCTGCTTGCTGAAGATCCAAATACCTATATCTATCAGTAGATAGTGAACCCTGTGGAGTTCTTTTGACTCTATTACTAAGGTATCTTGGCATAATTATGTCGTACTATTTTCTAGAATGCTACAAATAAATTCCATATGCAGTGGTCCAACTTGTCCACCACTTACATAAGTATGAGCAATACCAACAACCACACCAGAATTAGTTACGAAAGTTTTGGATGTTCCAACAGATCCAATTATAGAATCAACAACGAAAGATTGTTGAGGTGATGGGAAGATTGATGTGGTTAGTCCAAATGACCCACTACAAGTAAATGCCAATCCACTCATCGTAACTTCATCACCAATATTGAAGTTATGAGGAGTGGCAGTTACAATTGTTGTTATACCAGTAGTATTATTGTAAAAACAAGTAGAAACTGAAACAATACCCGATTGAGTTCCTTGAATTACAATAGAATCATTAATTACGGCATTTCTTTCTAGAACTAATCTTCCATCAACGATTACTACCGCATCGTTTGGTGGTACTTCTACGTCTTTAATAACTCTAATATCTCTAGTATTTCCGGAAGTTCTTGCTGATGTACTCTTTCTTCTATGAGTAAGAGATACTGTTGGATAAGTATTGACGCCAACATTTGCAACCTGAGCATAAAGGAGAATTGCAGAAACTCCAACAGGAGTTGTATATACTATCTGTTCTCCTGGAGCAACTGGAACTGCTATAGTTAAAAATTTATTAAGTGGTGCGATTGCCATATCTTATCTCAATGCAAGTATGAGTGGTGTAACTTCTGCCTGTATTGCCTTACTAAAATCTCTTCCTCTGATAGTTGCAGATGGTTGATTAATTTGAAATCCTTCACCGATATCAAAATTACCTTTTTGGTCTGTACTTGTAAATGGAATTTGTGCTCCGTCTAAAGCAACAATTTCATTTTCTTTAATGGAAACTCCACCTTTAAACGGTGTTGATGTATTTATGTCTGTGCCAGTACCGATATATTCAAAAGAATGAGAGCTTGTAAGTATACGACTGATTCTCTTTAATGAAACTTCTTCTCCACCAAATAGTTCATATGGGATAAATTCGGTAAATGTAACTGTAGTAATTCCAGTGACAGATGCTGTCTCTGTTGCAGAATCAATTGCATAATAAATTGGTTGAGTAACAACATCTGCAGCAGCAGTTCCTCCATCAATAAAAACTTTAAGATCTTGCGTTGGTAAATAATTTCTTCCACTATTTACAATATCTATTGCCGTAATTGCACCTGATACTTCATCAATTGTTGGACTTAATTCCGCAATAATTCCTTGAGGTCCTTTTGGTTGTTGAGACTGGTCATTATCATCATAAACAAATATTGTTGGAGGTGTTGCAGGACTATATCCAGAACCACTATTTGTAACTTTAATTGATTGAATTTGAACCATTGGTTCTTGAAGTATTCCGGTTCCTTGAGCATCTGGATAATTATCTAAATTAATCTTAAAGAAAAGTGCCTGACCATCATAAGGTCTTCTTTCAAGTCCGCCACCATCTCTCATATTAGCAAAGGTGACTTTATCACTTCCGGCATCAACACCAGGTTGAGTTCTAGTTGGAGGGAAAGTACTTACAATACCAGTAAATTCAGTAGAACCTAATCCAACGGCAACTAGTCCAAAATTACCAAATGATGAGTTGGAGTTTGTTAAATCACAAGAACCACCCGTATCAGCATAAATCGCAATATCGCAGTTGATTGTGAAAATAGAAACTAACTGAGCATATCCATTATTGGTAATTGATACTCCAATTCCTGCCTCATTATATTGTGTAAATGAATCACAGACCATACACTTCAAATCTGCCCCAATTGTCGATGCAGTTGCGTGGTCTCCATTAATTTTCATACCAATACTTTTAGTCATAAAGTTGGTACAGTTTCGTATGTATGGACTTCTCCATCTTCCGCTTGGACCTTCATTTGCTGGTCCTGGGGCAATATAACCAGAAACTGCATAATTTGAAGGATTTGTAGGTGGAAATGCTACTGCACCGGCACCAGTATGAGCAATAGAAATATTAGAACCAGAAAAATTTACATTTTCTATTAGACATCCTCGTCTTACGTGAAATACATCTTTAGTTATATTATTTGGAACAATAGTAACTAATCTTAAATCTTGCCCGGAAACTGAAACATCAGTTCTCAAACCAATTGGATTATTTTCAAAGTAAACACCGGAACGAACAAAAATTGTATCTCCATCTTGAGCAATTGAGGCAGCGGCACCAATAGTTCTTTTAGAATCTCCCTCCAAATATCCAGTATTTGAGTCATTTCCATCCATCGTAACCCAAATAGCATTTTGAGTTTGAACTCCCGGTGGTCTCCAAGATACACCAGTTCCTACAGATGATAAGCGATAGTCAAATTTACCAGTAGCAGTACTATTATTTACATCTATTAAAGATGAATTAAGTTCGATTGTTCCATCAAAAACAGAAGTTCCGTCAACATCTAAGTTTGCCTGAACATTTACTAAATCAGTTGCAGAATCAAGAATTAAGTTTCCAGTTCTAGTATTAATATCTGCTGCTCCAGCAGATCCAATTGTTACCTCACTAATATAGGCATTCGTAAATGCTGTTGAATTATTACCCAAATAAGCACTTTTATCAGAATCAGGAATTATTCCGGTATTTACCTGAACTTGACCGACTAAAGTTGATGTTGAATCAACATTTAGAGTTCCGTCGACATCTAAGTCTGCCTGAACATTTACTAAATTAGTTGCGGAATCAAGATTTAAGTTTCCAGATGCAGTATCAATAGTATTATCATTAACACCATCGGCAATTCTAATCTCCCCAATATGTGCATCAGAAAATGGTAATGCGGCAGTTCCTAGATATGCACCTTCATCAGAGTCTGGTACAATACCAGTATCAACAGTTACTAGTCCTCCCAATCTTGAAGTTAAATCAACATCTAAAGTATTATTAAGAGTAGTGGCACCGTCAACATTTAGAGTTGAATCAAAATCAACCGCACCAGTAGCATGGAGAGTTCCGGTAATATCTAAAGTTGATGTTGGATTATTATTTTGAATACCAACATTTGTCATTCTATAGATATTACCACCAGCAGTAAATCCCCAAAGATCTTGGGATTGTATATCTGCTATGAATGTAGGATTACTTGGATTTGGGATGGGAATAATTGTGTCTGTTCCGGATCCAAGACTATTAAGTTGTTTGAAGTTTAATGCAGTAAAAGATTGAGCTATTCCTGTTGTTGGTATGTAAACTCCTTCATCTTGTATAAAAATACCTTCAGTAAAATTTGGTTCTAAGGATACCCAACGGATTCCATCTTCATCCATACTCAAATAGAATCCATTATCGCCAGGAGAATTTACCGAGTCGTAAATATATTCATCAATTTTAATACTACCAATAATATCTAATTTTTGTTCTGGAAAAATACTATTAATTCCCACATTACCACTTAAACCACTAGCAGATATAACTGTGCTACCAATACCTACACCAAAATATTCAGAAACATTGAGTCTTTTAGCAAATAAATCTTCATTTGTTACGACATTACCATTAAATGTGGAAATTCCCGAGAACAAAGAATTTCCTAAGACATTAAATCGCTCAGTAACTGTTAAGTCCTTTACAATTAATATATCACCAATCTCAACACTATCATTAAAAATTACTGGTCCATTAAATGTCGCACGACCATTTATTTCAATATCACCAAATATCTCTTTAGTTTTTGATTCAAATTCATAATAAAGTGTTCCATAAATGTAAACATCCTTAAAGAACTTGGCATCCTCATTGAAATATGCTTGTTGTCCGATTACATTAATATTGGACATTTTATAATCCTACAATTGAAGTTACATTGCCACCAATGCCAATATCACCACTATCAACGAATACATCAGCAATATTAAATGCTGCATCAAGAACATCAGAACCAACAAATGTTCCGGCAAAGACTTGAGCACCCCAATTAGTATTCTTTGGTACTAGATTTCCGGTTAGTGCGTCACAATCTGCCTTATTTGCTTTGAGTAGGATTCTTCCGGAACCAGAATCTAATGTAATATTTCTCCCTGCTTTAATATCTACATCTTCATCTGCGTCAATCATAATATTTTGAGCACGAATTCTTACTCTTCCATTTTTTTCTGCGGTTATACAAACATCACCATTTCTTCCACTAATAATAATATCTACACCATTTGACTCACTTTTTTGTCCGGCAATAATTTCTATTGATCGGTCATTGTATATTCTATAATTTCCACCTTCAGCCAATCCGGTAAGACAAACATCGTTATTATTAGTTACGGCATAAAGATTATAAACCTCGGTCCCATTACAACCCATTTGAGGGTTATTCATATCTATTCTGAACTTAGGTCCAAAACTTGTTAGACTTCTTCCCTGCCAGTTTTGTTTATCAAAAGGTCTTTCTGCCATTTTATGTTACACAATCTATTACTTGTTTTACTTCACCTTGGAAATCTGCTGGTGGTATATCTAGTATGGGTCTTAATATTGCACCAGAACCAGTATCAGATTTAATAGTAATTATTGGAAGATCGTTCACAATAACTATAGTATTTATTGGTTGTATCTTAGTAATAGAACCCTCAAATATTTCAATAGAGTATTCATTACCAAATTGATCTGTTGCCGTGTCTCCACCATCTCCCCCGATATAATTTTGACCCGGATTTTGAATAATAATTTTATTCACACTATAATTTCTGGCAATTAATGATTGTGTTTGATTTTCTGTTGAATTATTAATTACAGTATCTGCAGTTGTAGATGTGGAATTATCATATAAATCTCCTGTTGGATAATTTTCACCTTCAGATACAATATAAATTGAATCAACCTCTCCGGCATCATTAATAGTTGCTCTGGCAACCGCACCATATCCCTGATTACAATTATCTCTAATCTCCACGAATGGTGGGAATCTATATCCAGAACCTCCATCCGTTACTTTTGTACCAATAATACTTCCGGTTGAACCAGAAATTGCCCCAATTAATGGTATTGCAGTTGCTCCTGTTCCACCACCACCAAAAATAGTCACAACAGGAGCACTACAAAATAGTGGTGGTCCGGTATAACAACCACCATTTTGATTTGGAATATTGTTTATTGCACTAAATGCACCCGCAATTCCTGAGACTCCACTCAATACATCACTGCCAGTTGCTATTGCATTAGTAGTATTTGCATTTTCAAGAATTTCATCAAAACTAGGTGCGGGTGCATTTGCCGGTCCACAACCAATTATCCATTCATCAACAATCCCATTAGATTTTCCTTTACTCTGGTTACAATCAAATAATCCAACAAGACCTTTGATTGAATCTATACTATTACGCAAAAATCTATCAACACTAAATGATGGAACAAATTCTAAAATTGGCTGAATTCCTGCAAGTGAGTCACTTAATCCGCTTGATATTTTATTAATAATATCATTAACAAGTACTCCAGTAAATTGATTTGCGGCACAAGAAACAAAATTTTGAACATTATCAACTACAGAATTAAGTATTTCTCCTATGAGACTGCCAAGACCACTTACGATTGCACCGGCAACACAGGAGATTTCCTGTTCTACTGCTTTAATTGGATTAACCATCGCAGTTTGTGCGGCAACACCATCAAGATGAGCAGCAGCAGGACTTCCAGTTGCTGCTAAAGTTATACTATAAACTGAGTTATAAAGTAATTGAAGACCACTGTTTAATATTGGTATCATACCTTTATATAAACCATTAACCATATTACCAACAAGACCATTTGTAATTGCCTGTATCTTATCGGTTACACGAGTAATTTCATTTGCAATATTTGTAAAGATTGCTGGTGCCTTAACTTTATTCAGTAAATTACCAACCTCAGTAGATATTTTACCAATAATAGTATTGTTTACTGTGTTTCCAAGTTGAATTTTGTCACCAATTGCACTAAAAGAGGAAATCTCATCATCTGCAATTGCTTCTGCTTGTTGCGGAGAAACACTTCTTGTAGACTTTTGTGATTTTGCATTTTGTTCAAGTGATTGATCAGGTTTTAAAGTTCCATTTGGTTTTGTAATCTTACTAGTATATCCGGTGAAAGGTTGAAAAGGTCCGGCATAATCTGCAGAAGGAACCTGAGAAGTCCTACCAAAACATCCCATAATAACTGGAATCTGAGCATTATCACCATCTAAAAAGAATCCAAATACAGTATCACCAGGAGATACTTTTATAGTAGTTGCATTATTTCCTGCTCCAGTACCTGAAGTTGTTGGTAATAAGCACTGAGCCCAGGGTAAATCTTCATTAGGAAGTTCTACCGTATTATAAGGATGATATCCCATAATACGAACCTTAAATCTATTTCCCCACCCTGCTCCATTAATTTGACCACCGTGAGCAGATTCTGGTGGAATTTGACCTACCCACCAACGAAATCCATCTCTTCCTAAAAAATTACTTTTGAGTAAAGATTCTTCCATTTATGATTGTCCAGTATTCGTTCCGTAACTTCCAAATGTATCCCTAATCAATGTCATTGAAGTATATGAACCTTCAGTATCAAAATGGTGACACAATTCCTTTATCATATATAGACCACTTTGCTCATCATCATAAGTTTCTCCATCTTCTCTAGAAATCTTAGGAAACTTACAAGTTATAATATCACCAGCTCTTAAATTAGTATTTGAAGGTACGGTCATACTCAAAGTCTGAGTAAAGAGTATGTTGTATCTCATAATTGCCTGAGATTGATACTTAAACGGGTCTGAGTTTTCTTCTCTAGAAACATCTGGTTCCATAGTACCAATATCTAAAACCTGTGTCAAAATCCTTGAAGGAGAATCTCCAAGACTTACATTAGAACTACTTGAAATCTTTGGTAGTTGGAGCTCCTGCCCTAAATTATTCACACCGCTTACATAATTACCTAATCTAAATGTTCCTTGCTCTGGTGGTGTAAATTCAAATGTTAATGGATTGTAAAACATTCTATAACTAGAATAGGTTCCTAGTCTAAGTTTTTCAATTAGATTTTGATTTCTGTTTGTGGTATACTGTAAAATAGTAAAGTCATTATTTCTTTCATATCCTGTCTGGTTTACGTCAGTGTAGACATACTCTGCTTTTGATGTCTGCGAAATTAATTTATCAATTGACCTAAAATTAAATCCATCCTGCGTTTGAAAAAATACATATCCTGCTGTTGCATCTTTCTTTGAAATATCAGGAACTCCCTTGGATGCCAACCATACTAATACTGTAAATGGTTTTCTAAGATTACCAATAAATCCATACTTATTTTGTGTCTTATCAATTTTATCAATCTTGTCCGTCTTTAGATATTCTTTAATGATACTTTCGGCAGAATCACTGATTGATTGACTAGTTGGGAATTTTTTAGGAACTCTTGTGGTTTCATTTGTAATTGCTTCTCTTGAAACTAGATTAAGTTCAAAGAATTCTCGTTGTGATTCTGAAATAACATTTGTAATACTAGAAACATAAAGATAGTCTTTCTCGTCGGTTGCAAAATCTAGTCCGGGATTTGTGGCAGAATTACCGGCAATTTTCAAAGAAACTCTCTCACCACCTCTTAAAGGAAGACCATTATAAATTGACTGAAATGTTCCTGTTGCATTTCCTTCATTATCCTGTGCCTGAATAGAATCACCGGTATTTCCCACCTGAATCTTTACGGTGATTGTGGGTGAAAAAATATCTTCATAGTAATCAATAGAAACTGTACCAGTTCTAATATCAACGGTTCTCTTCTGGTCGTTGGATTCTAGTATAAGTTCTTCGTATATTGACTTTTTAATTGACATTATGTGTATGCTAAGTCTAGTAGAAGTTTCTTTGTGATGAAACTATTTAACGGATTAATTACAATAGGAATCATCATCGCCCCTCCACCACCAACAGAGACTTGTGGTTGTGGTGCAGGAGGTTCTTCTTCTATGATAACAACACTAGGTCCTGCTGGTCGTTGTGCTAATTGCTGAGATGCTTGTCGTCTCTGTTGAGTTCCTGGTGATGTTATTTGTGCTGGTGTTGGTCTGGGTGTAGCAACTTGTGCTGGTGCAGGACTAAATGATCCTTGATTTGGAGAGTTTGTAAGCAAAAGAACTGAAACATACGCAGAAGGATCTCCAGATCCTCCATAATCTGAGCGACCTTTTATAGTATCATATTCAAAGTGTATGTGTGGTCCTGTTGCTCTTCCAGATTGACCAACTCTGGCAAATGATGTTCCTGCTTTAATTCTACCAGATTTGATTAAAACAGCACTTAAATGCGACATTCTCAATTGAACTTTGAGTTGAGGAACCCAAACATCTATTAGTAATCCATATCTACCATAGGTTCCAGTAGCAACCACCTCACAATCATATCGTAATGCAATATATGTTCCCAAAGGAGCCGCAATATCCAATCCTTTATGTGTTCCACCTCTAGAACCATAAAGGTCCGTAATTACTATGTTATTAACACCTCTTCCAATAGTTGGCATATCATTTACCTTAAATCTTTTTCCAGGTTGTATTGGTGCTGGAGTAGATGATGCCGCTGTTGTTTGTGCTGATGACGTTTGTGCTGGTTTTGGTGTTGATTGTTGCTGCGGTGTTCCTAATGATTTTTGATATACTGCCTGAATAGACTTTAATCCTTTAGTTGGTTGATCTAATCCAATAGTTTTTCCTGGAAATGAAGCCCATTGTCTTCCTAATAAAGCGGAAACTTTAGGACTCATACCTTCTTTAGATAACAATTCCTGAGTTACGCCATATTCTCTAGCTAACTCTATAGCGGCTTTATCCTGATTTTCTGGACTAAAATCCTTCAACCCAAGTCTTTTAGCAAGAGAATCCCAAGTTGTGGATAAAAATTGATATCTTCCTGCAGCATCAGAAGCATATCCATTACTACGTTGAATTTTTCTGGGATGATCTTTATATCCGCTAAATTGTTTCCCAGTAAACATAGTATTATAACCATTATTTGGATAATTTTGCGTTCCTTCAGCAAAAGCAATAGAGTCCAACATAGACTTCTGCTCTTTTGTTCCACTTCTAGAAGAACTAGAACCAGAAGGTTGCTCTTGCATACTCTCATTTTCATATTGAGTTCCAAAAGGAGCAGCATCTTCTCCACTTACAACTCCTTCTCCAAGAGATGTTGTGAGTAACTTAAATCCTTCATCAAACTGACTTTGCATATCATCAAAAGTACCGCCCAAATCTTTTAAGGCACTTTCAACTCTTCCCTTACTATCGGTAAAATCAAAGGTTAGAATATTTTTACCAACGGCACCAAGGAGATTTCCGAATCCTCTAAACAATTTTATGGTATTATCAAAAAATCCAGTTACAATAGTATAAAGTCTTTGTATTCTGGCAATTAATTCTTGTGCCATCGTGATAATTGATGGCAAATTAGTAAGCAACCAACCAACTAATAGTGTTCCCAAGAAGTCCATAATTCTTCCCAGAAATCCTTTGGCACTTGAGGCAATTACCTTTGCCTGCCTCTTAACAGCACCACCAATACTTGATGCCTCTAAAAGGTCTTCTTTATTTTTTCTTCTTTCTTCTTCTTTTCTTCTTTGAGAAAGTATGTAATTCCTCGCAATTGATTCTCTTTTTACTTTTGTTTTTTTCAGCACAACCTCATTCAGGTTTTCACTATTCTTTCTCAGTCCAGAGAATGAATCTTTTATGGACTTAATTCCAGAACGAATATTAAGTAAACTTTTGGATGGTTTTACTGCTACTGCCATCTTATGTCACCACATTATAATTTACTTGTGAGTAGAGCACATAGAAATTATCTGGATTTGATGCTGATATTGATGGAACTTGATTTACGGGTCCGCCAGTAGGAGCGGCACCCGACCTTTGTTGTGCAGAAGACCCAACTCTTCTGTAAATTACATTTGGTGCGGGAGCGGGTGCTGGACCAACATTAACTTGAGTAGAAATCCTCTCAGTCTGTGCTGGTAGTGGTTTTATATTTACCTGAGTTGATTGAGATGAAACCTGTCTATTATCCTCTGGTGTTATATTAACTTCTCCATATTGTGGTGCCTGAGTGAAATCAATTGAATTTGCCTGTGCCTTTAGATCACTCATTTGCTGCTCAAATGGTTTATCGTTAATAGCAGTAGTTGGTTCAGATTTTGCAGATGATGGTATTACTGGGCTTTGTGGTTTTACTGCAGTAGTTGTTGTCTTTGTTGGTGCTGGAGAAGTTGCTGATGGTGTTTGTGGTTTATTATCAGTTCCGCCTGCTATTCTTGTTCCCTCAAGAGCCAATCTTCCAAGAGTTCCTGCCCAACCAAAAGGTCCAGGAAGCATTCCAATAGTATTTAAAGCACCTCCAAGAGGGTCTCCTCTAGAAAAATCATATAAAGCAGCACCTCCGGAAATAATTGCTCCTAATCCAGGAACAAATCTTCCTGCTGTTTTCGCAGTTGCCTTAGCGGCATCATCTGCAACAGCGGCACCAGCCCGAGCAGCTGGAGCAGCGGCACGAGCAGCATCATCAACAGAACCGGCAGCAGGAGTTGCAGGTGTTGGTGCTTTTGTTCCTTTTCCTGTTATTACTGCTGCTCCAGCCTTTGCTGTTGAAACTATTGCACTTCCAGCACTCTTCAAAAGAGCTCCAAGTGCTCCAAAAAATCTACCAATTGTATTCTTAAGCAACCATCCCCCAATTTTAAGAGATAGTCTTGTAATGGTTCCGGCAATGGCAAAAAATCCACCATTTAATAGGAATAACGTTGCGGCACCAATTCCCAGAGCCTTTAGAACATTATCTCTAATTTCTATTAATTTTTTGCCATTATCCTCAGATAATGCTCTAAGAGTTTCAATTCCTTGATTGGTCAACCATCCGAGCAATAATGTTCCAAAGAACTGTGATAATCTACTTAGAATAGATTGTGTTTTTTGTGCAATTGCCTGAACCGGAGCAATTAATGCATTTTGTATTGCTTTTTCTAAAAGACTTTCTCTACCTGCTCTTAATCCTAATTCTGTTGCTCTTCTTTGCTCTTCGTTTTCTTGCTTTATACGATTCTGTTCTAGAACACTATCGGCATTGATTGCCTTTGCAACGTTATTTAAAGAAGAATTAAACCCAGTAACTTCACCCCTTAAACTTCCTACTAGTTCTTGAACTCCATTTACGGTTTGGGTCTGAATGAAGATTACTTTATTTAAATTAGCAACCTCAGAACTTAAGGTATTAACCTGCTGTTGTACGGAAGTTATTGATGATGATTGAGACTTTACAATTGCCAGAGTCTCTGGATCTGATTTTTTACTAATTGGAACAAGTGCTCCACCTCCACCAAAAATATTTGATGAAACTTTACTTCTTTTGAACAGTGCCTTTCTTTTTTCCGCAGACAAATAGGACCCTGATATAGGATCTACCCCACTTTGAGCTATTTGTGCTAAATCAGCCATTTGCTTGATTCTTTAGGTTTTCTTCTTCAATATAATTTTGTAGGAGAGTTATGTATATTTCCCTTTCCCAAGGAATCATATCTTCTAGTTCAGTCAAAGAGTATTTATGATGCTGCATCAGAGCAAAGTTTGTCTTATAGTATGACGCAAGATCAGTATGCGCCATACCTACACGAAAAAAGCTGAAAGACCCTCCAATACAACTTCACTTTCCACGCCAGTCTTTGGATTTTTAACTTTAATAGTATGAGAAAGTTTAGGCATAGTCTCAAAGAACTTTTCAACTTCTTTGAATTGCTTGGAACTTAACTGCTCTACGAATTCTAGCAGTTCTTTTTTAGTAGAATCACTTGCTGTCCAAGATTCTTCTTCCGAATAAATTTGATCAATACAGGATATAATTAAATCAAAAGTATCATCAACACTTACACCATCACCAGAATCAAAATTATTCTTAATGAATTCTGTCATAGATGGATATCTCATTCTCAAAGTCAGAGTATCATCTAACTTAATATCACGAGAATGTTTTGGATCAACCTCAACAGTAATTTCATCTAGATTAATACTCATCGGAACCTGAGTTGTTTCATCATCAGGACAAGTGATTAAAACATCAACAGTTTCTCCAACTGACTTACCTCTGATATTGAGAAACAAATACTCAATATCAAATGTGGATAAGTCTTCTACTTTAACACCTTTGCTTAAAATGCAATTTGAAATAACATTCTTAACTGCATTTGCAATTTGCTTAGAATCTTCACTTTCCAAGGCAATAATCAGAATTTTTTCTTCTTTAACCAGAAATGGTCTATATCTAATTTTCTTTTTTAATGATGGAATTTCCAACTCATAAATTGGAGTTGCAATCTTTGGTAAAGGCATAATATCCTATAAAGTTCAGTTAAAATTATTTAGACGACTTAGGCAACCCCAACTGGTCTTGGGTCATCTAGTCTGCCAGTACCAAGATTGAGATTTCTATTAATCAACTCATCTCTTCCTGTTGCAAGTCTATTTTGTCTATTTACTTGATTTATAGTGCTGTTGACAACAGTATTAGAAACTTTATTATTGTCATCATTTCGGTTAAAATCCAAACTTAGTGTTCTGCCACAAACATATCTTTCATAATTAAATGTGGCACTCATTTTCAATATATCAGAACCATTATACTGAACTGGTACTGAATTTAAAGAAAGTGGAAATAGTCCGAAAAAATTATACTCAATTTCTACATTATAATCTCTATCAAACTTAATAATTTTAGTCATATCACTCTTATAATCTCTTGGATATCTCATTCTAAAGTAATATCCGTCTCTTGATGGATTTTCATTAGAACCACTAGCAATAAACTCCATCCAGTGCTCTATAAATTTTAAAGTGGTATAATTACTATCAACATAAAACTCTAGACCAATTTCTGTAAAGATTCTACGATGAGCAACTCTTTCGTTTACTCCCGTATAGTTATTGGTAATATCTGCGGTTGCTAGTGTGGTTCCTGGTAGTGATGCCGAAAAACAAAGTAGTCCGGCATCATTAGCAATAAATAATGGGTTAACACCTCTTATTGCAAGATGTGATAAAAGCGGACCGGGCAAACCACCAAATATGACCTGAAAGTGAGAACTCTGAGCCAGATTCGTAAATAGTGGTTTAAAGTCGGATATTCTGCGGATACTAGGCACTCTAAATACCTTTTATGAGTCTTATTAGTATAAGTATTTAGATGTCTTATAAGGGAAATTAATTACTATAAATATAAGGGAGACCTAACATAAAGATAATGTTTGTATATCAAATAGTCAATAAAATTAATAATAAAAAATATATTGGAATAACATCTAGATCATTAGAAAAAAGATTTAAAGAACATAAGAAGCATTTAAATTGTGGAATAGCGGCAGCAATTATAAAATATGGGGAGGATAATTTTTATATTGAAAAATTAGAAGAGTGTAGTAATTGGGAAGATTTATTGGAAAAAGAAAAATTATGGATTAATAAAATTAGTCCTGAATATAACAAAACATTAGGTGGGGAAGGACTATTTGGATTTAATCACTCAGAGGAAACTAAAAGCAAAATAAGTTTAAAAAATAAAGGAAAACCTGCTTCCGATCCTAAAGGTGATAAATTAAAAGAATATCGAGAATTATATGGAAATTTTTGGACTGGAAAAAACCATACAGAAGAATATAAAAAATTAAAGTCTATAGATAGATTAAATTATTATCAAACTGAAAAAGGAAAACAACAAAAGGAGCAAATATCCAAAACACTAAAAGAAAAAAATATAAAACCACCTGAATGGGCTTTGGGCAAAAACAAAAATACCAGGTGGTGGAACAATGGAACAACAAATAAAAGATCTACTGAAAGTCCAGGAGATGATTATGAATTAGGCAGAATTAAGGGTCGGTGGAAGTGGTCTAAATGAAAAATTTTTTACAAGGAAAATATAAACCGAAATTTCCAGAAAAGTATAAAGGAAATCCTTGTGAAATATATTATAGATCTAGTTGGGAATTGAAGTTTCTAAAATATTGTGATACGAATGAAAATATTTTAGAGTATGCTTCCGAAGAACTTGCAATTCCTTATCGTTCTCCCGTAGATGGCAAAGTTCATAGATATTTTCCAGATGCTTATATAAAGGTCAAAGAACCAGATGGTAGTATTAAGAAATATCTGATTGAAATTAAACCCTATAAGCAAACGATGCCACCGGCAAAACCAAAAAGGCAGACCAAAGGATACATCTATGAAGCTTATGAGTATGCCAAAAACCAATCAAAGTGGGAAGCAGCAAGAGAATACTGCAAAGATAGGGGATGGATATTCAAAGTGATCACGGAACACGAATTAGGCATTTCTAAAAAATGAACCGCATCAAACCCCTGCTTAAAAACTTATACGGAACAGAAAATGCGGAGGATTTGATGTTAGAAATACTTGATGTATTAAAACAAACAACTACTTCTCCAGAGGCAGGTAATTTTTATACTTTTGTTTATAGACCGAAGACTCCTCGTGTAAGATATGATGCACATCCTCTGGTTGCCGTTACAAATGTTTATTCTTGGGGATTTAGTGGTATTAACTTTCATTGGGGGGAACAGAGACAATATACCTTTGAAGAAGTGATTGGACCCCTACATATTGTGGATAAAAATGAAGTTGGTGATTTAAGAAGAATACCTTTCGGACAAATCAAGATAAATAACTAAAAAAGATAAATGGTAAACGGATTTAACATATCAAGAAGTTTATCACCAAATGCGGAAAGAATTGCTGGATCTGCTTCTGCCAAACTTTCTTCGTCTGCGGCACCTCTTAGATATCCACAGAAGAGTATTGGTAAAAATGACGATTACCTAGAAATAGGTGTGATTGAGTATGTTGCCAATAAATCAACATTAGGGGAAGATAATCTTAAATTAAGGTCTCAAACAGAAGCAATACAACAATCCAATCAAAAAGCAAAACAAACAATACAACTACCAATACCATCAAATATTGGAGATACAAATCAGGTCAATTGGGGCGGTGAGACTTTAAATGCTCTTGAATCTTTTGGAGTAGCAAATGTAGGAAACATTCTTGCAAGTAGCAATTTAGGAAAAGGTCTTATTGATGCTCTTAAATCTATTGGAGCAACCGCAAATAATGTTGCAATCCAAGGTGGCGGTCAAGATTTAGTCACAAATTATTTTAGTGCCGAGTTAATAAATTCATTAGGTGGAAACACATCTGCGGGAGGACTTCTATCAAGAGCAACGGGTCAAGTCTTAAATCCAAATTTAGAATTACTTTTCAGCGGTGTTAATTTAAGGTCGTTCGCATTTGATTTTGATTTTGCTCCAAGAGATGAAAAAGAATCTAATATTGTTAAAGAAATTATAAGAGTCTTTAAGCAATCTATGTCTCCAAAAAGTGGAGGAACTGATGCTGGTGCCGGTCTATTCATCAAAGCACCGAATGTTTTCCTTCTAAAATATAAAAGTGGAAATCAGGACCATCCTTATCTAAACAAATTTAAACCCTGTGCTCTCACAAGTATGGGTATGAATTATACGGGTTCAGGTTCGTATGCTACTTATGCAGATAAAACTCCGGTTCATATGAAATTATCTCTTAGTTTTACCGAACTCAATCCGATTTATAATGAAGATTATAATAGTAATGTTGGTCGTCAAGCAGTAGGTTACTAATGTCATTTTTTAGAGAACTACCCGACCTAGAGTATCAATCACCTTTTTCTGATAGTAATTCCTCACAGAATTATGTAAGGGCAAAGAATCTATTTCGTCGTGTAAAACTTCGTGATGACTTACAGAATGTTTTCACTCTGTTTAATAAGTATCAGATTCCAGAAGGTGCAAGACCCGATACTGTTGCAGAAGAAGTTTATGGTAAGGCAGATTATGATTGGGTAGTTCTATTAACTGCCGGTATTGTAAATGCAAGAGATGAATGGCCTCTTTCTGATAGAGACTTATACAGATATGCCGAAAATGTTTATGGAAATGACTTAAATGCGGTTCATCACTATGAAACTACAGAAGTCAAAGATTCTAATGGAAGATTAATCCTTCCGGCCGGTAAAATTGTTGATTCAAACTTTACCATTCCAGACCCTAATATTCCTATACAAACTTTAAATCCTGTTGTTGGTATTAGTAATTATGAATACGAAACCAGAAAGAACATAGAAAAAAGAACGATATATCTACTGAGACCTGATTATCTACAACAATATTTAAATGATATGAGAAAGATTATGTATTATGATAAATCTTCTCAATATGTTGATAAGAAACTAATCCGTACCGAAAACACAAGAATCACGATGCCATAAAAAAGGGGAGAAAAATCTCCCCTTTAGTGTATTATGAATCAGTCTTCGGCAAGTTTTGCAAAATATGAGAGTGCATCATCATCGTCATCATCCTCAACAGGGCGAGTCGGTTTCAGATTATTGAGTTCACTACGCAGATCTTCTGTCAGAGAAGGAGCAGGACCACGATAGTCATCCTCATCCTCAACTTCAGAATCAACACGAGTAGACTTTCCACCAAGAACGGATTCAAGACGCTTCTTCATTTCCTCATAGGACTTGAATTGGTCAGGAGAAACAAACTCGGCAAGAGAATACTGCTTCTTCCAGATTGCTTCCATAGCATCATCATCATTCAGAAGAGCACCCTGAGAAGCAAACTCGCTAGAATCATAGTTCCTATAACCGGCAACATTCTTTGCCTTCAGTTTGAAGTTGGCACCAGTCCAGAAGTCAAACGGATCAATAGGAGTCTCATCTTCAAACTCGGGTTGCATCGCTTCCGTGAGTTTGTCAAAGATTTTCTTGCCATACTTGAACAGAAAGACTTTACCCTCGTTTTCAGGATTGGCAGGGTCTTTCACCACATAAATGTTGCTCACATAAGTCAGTTTACGCTTCTGCTTACGTGCGACTTCTTTATTGGAATCCATACCGGAGTTCCAGAGACCAGAGTTATGCTCACACACGGGGCACTTCTGATTCAGAGTAGTGAGGCAATTGTCTATCAACCATCCAGATGAACCTTGGAATGCGTGACTATAAATCTTTACAAACGGCAAGTCTTCACCATCAGGAGCAGGCAGGAAACGAATGACGGCATAACCATTTTGCGCTTTATCTACGGTCAAAGACCAAAAACGTTCATCTACAGAATTACCAGAAGAGTTCATCTTCTCAACTTCTTTAACAAGTTTTTCAGTTAAAGAACCAAGTTTAGATTGTTTTTTTAAATTTGCGAATGACATTTAGATTTTTTGGATAAATTGGATTTTGTTTTGCAACAACTTTATTATAAAAGATCTATAAAGGGATGTCAAGCCCTCGTCCATCCTTTGTGATGATTTCTTTTACCTTTAATAACAAGATGCATAGCAGAATCTGAAAGATTATTTTGTTCGCAAAAATATTTAAGATTGTTTGCTGTATGTATTCTTCCTTCTGGATCTTTCATTATCCAAGTTTTATTATCCCTTACGACTTTTCTTTCTCTTATTTGCTCCCTTTGTTCTCGTGTAAGTTTTTTACCAAGCATTCCCTTTGGAGATACTCTTCCTTTATGAGATTCGCTCATCTTTCTTCTAGTTTCTTCAGATGCCCTTCTATTTTTAGCAGAATCAGATAGTTTTTTTCTAACTTCTGGTCTTTTTGCTGGATTATTTTCGCCAAGTTTTCCTACTCTAATTTTCTCTTTAACATCATTTCTTTTTGATGGATTATCCTCACCAAATGCACGACAATAAAACTTTTCAGAAGTTTGTCTTGCTTTGTTAGCAAAGTGGGGATTTTTATCTACTTCATAAAAGTCGTGAAGAGCACATTCTGCCTCAAGTGTCTCTTCTACACTATCAAAAGTTTCTAATATTATTTTTTGGGTTGGTTTAAAAGTTTTATCTTTATAGGAACCAAAATATTTTATATCTTGTTCCGGAAGACATTTACATTCTCTTTTTCCAATATACCCTCTCCCATATTCTTCATAGGAGTAATACACATAAAAGTGCTTTTTCATTCTTCTCTAACCGGGTGACATAAGTATTTATACAAGAAAAGGGCAACAAGTGCCCCTTCCCACCCGAAAAGTGTCACCCGATCAGGCATAAGTATTTATCATCAGTCAAGATACTTTTTAAGCGATTCAATTGTTTTTGTCATACTACTGAAAAGAATATTCATATCAGTCTCTGGTGGAAATCCCATCAGAGCAACGGACTTTCTCAGATTCTCTTTCATCTCAATTGCCTGAGGGTCATCAGAAAGAGAAAGTCTGGTATACATAATTCTCTGCTTTTCAAGCAGTCGTGTCATCTTATCAATATGTTCCAGCTTATCTTCACGAGGCATCATACCAAAAGTTAAAATACTATTGTATATAAACTCTTGAAGTTCGTTAATTTCTTTTAATTCATCCTGAATAATATCAGAATCAAAAAAACTACTCATTTATAATGTCCCGTAAAAGTTTTTTGTACTGGAATATGTCTGTATTTAGAAAAGGTTTGTATTTCTTAATTTTTAAACTTACGGTTTCCCATATCGGGTCCAGAAGTTTCTTGTCAAACTTATTCCCGAACAGGAATATTATATCATAAATTACCAGAGTTTCAATACAAATCTTCCCGCTCAGGAATTTTTTTAGAATGGGTGGATGCCCTTTGGAGCAGTTCAGAGCATCTTCTAATTTTACTTCCGAGAACAATTCTGTTGATTGTTCCTTGAATAAGTAACTCAAACTCTGTTGTCTTTTCATCCATTCTTGGTAGTTTCTTTCTCCAGAATTGATAATTTCGCCAATCCATAAGTTTTGAGGGTTATCTGTGGATACAAAATTTGATACTAAAAAGTCCACTACTTGTTTATCGGAGTATTTACGACTTGTTTTTTCAAACCAATACTTATCCTTTCTTTTATTGAAAGAAGTCATACTGGCACGAGTCTTAGCACCGTACTTGAAGAAATCGTATTTTGGATTTGTAAAATGAGATTTTAAGGCAAGATAATGTTGATAAGTTTCAAATGGTGACATCAGATAGGCAACTTGGCTTTAGAGGTTCTCTTCATAAAATTAAGACTAATCGCATCATACTTTAGTCTTTCTTTAAGAGGTTTAGAAACTAGTTTAGTAACCGATTCTACATCAATACCGTTGATTTCACAATAATGACAAATAGCATCAATATAATTACAGTTTTCTTCCGCAACTATTTTTTCAATTTCTAAAGCAAACTTGGAAGGAGTAAGAAACTTATCTTCTATTGCTTTTTCTAATTCTTTGTTCGTTTCCGTTTGTTCCATAGATTCTATATTAATTTCTAGAAATGTCTCTAATATATTTGCCATAATTTAAGAGTAATAATATGTAGTATAAAATAAAATAATCAATTAGTCAAGTAGACATTAGTTCAAGTTTATCATTCACAAACTTTTTAATATATTCCACAACAAGTTTCATATATTTGTTAAGGTCTCTCTCTTCATAAACAACACATTCACCATTTTCACACGCCATAATGATGACTAGTTTTTTGACTCTAATATCAGTCATCTCATAGAGTGCCATTCCATAGAACATCGCCTGAACGAAATAATTCTCAATCCAATCTCTTGGTTTTGGTTTTTTAGAAGTCTTAAAGTCTATGATGGCAAGTTCTCCATCAAACTCGGCAATACAATCAGTAGTACCGGCAACACCAAGTTGTTTACTATATAGAGCCCCTTCCAGACAGTAGATATTATTAATCCTGTTCAGTTCTGATTTAGCAATCTTAAAAAGAAAATCTGATATGGGTTGAACTGGAGGAAGGTCCCTATTATAAAGATAGTTCTCAACTAAAGTATGTAGGTCTGTTCCACGACTGGTTGCTGCTTTGGTGATACGGTCAGCTTCTTCTGTGCCGACTTTTTTTCTCCACTTAACAAAGATTTCCTTATTAAAATGACTGGTTACGGAAGTGATAGAGACCAACTTGAGCAGTTGGTCCTCATCGGGTACGGAATAATATCGGACTCCATCAATTGTTTCTCTTTCAAGTTGAGGAAGTACATTATCAAGATGATTAAACATTTAAGACCTCACTCTTCCTTTATTATAACCCATAGGTATGGATTCGTCAATATTCATAAGTTTTTCTTCAATACCATTATTAATCCAAACTCTCTTTGGACGATTTTTTGCCTTTTCTTTTAACTTTTCAATAGTTTCTGGGGAGTGCTTTTTTCCATACATAGGATTATTTTCTCCATTTACATCGTGATGATTTTCACTAATTTTTTTCTTAGTTTCATCACTAAGAACTCTACCAAGATTTATTTGACGCAATTTTTCAATAGATTCTGGACTCAGTTTTCTTCCAATTAACCAAGGTTTTGATTTACCTTTTGAGGCAACACTCATTTTTCTTTTTGTTTCATCACTATGATTCTTACCGTACATACCAACTTTTTTTTCTTTATGAAGTTGCTTAACTCTTTCGGAACATTCTTGACGATATTCTTCGGTTACTTCCCAACCAAAAATGCCGTCACCACCATCAGTTAAATTATAACCATAAGGAACTTTGGTATTATATTCTTTAATGTAATACTGCTCTAATTCATATGCTCTTCCAGCAGAGTCAACTTCTTCAATCAATTCAATAAAGAACTTATCTTCTCCATATTTTTTGATTGCTTCAGTTAAAAGAAATCCTCTTTTAGAGTGCTGATAAAATCTTTCAGTAATAGAGAATTTAGTTATTCCAACGTACTGTTTTTTATTTTCTAAATTAGTAATTAAGTAAATATTATACATTATCTAACTCATAAAAGGTTATAATTATTTATATAAATCTAAACCTCCACGAGTTAGACATATTATTATAATCCGAGTGCGTGTTGGGCGATTAAAAATTCCTTAACCAATCCTGAACGAATCACATCATCAATACCAAACTCAATTATATCAATAGACGGCATAGTTCTCAAAATTTTCATAAAATCAATTACACCATTCTTTTCATTTGTTTTAATTAAATCTGATTGAGTAGCATCTCCACAGAACATAATCTTGGAGTTTTCACCCACACGAGTAATAATAGAACATAATTCGTGGAAATTTGCGTTCTGGAACTCATCCACAATAATAATAGAATTATCAAGCGTAGTTCCTCTGAGGAATGAGGTGCTCCAGAACTTAATTGTTTCCTGTGCCTTAAGATTGCCATAAAGCATCTCAAATTCGGCATCACTTGAAAGTTGGAACATATACTTCACCATATTCTTATAAGGAATCTGGTAAATATCTGACTTGTCATCATAAGAACCGGGAAGAAATCCAATTTCTCGTGTGGCAACTAAAGAACGAACAAGGTAGATTTTTTCGTAAGGTGTTCTTTCATCCAAAACCTCACGAAGAGCATTATAAAGAGTAATGAAAGTTTTACCGGTTCCGGCACACCCATAAGCAACTAAATGTTTTTGAGCGGCATAAGAATTGAAAAGTTTCTTTTGATTTTCGGTAAGTGGATCAATATCTACTAGATATTCAGAACTTAACGGTTTTTTACGCTTTGCCTGACGAGTTGTAAGACCAACACCGATTGGTTGCTCTGCTCTTTTTCTTCTTGCCATAAGTGTTTAGAGTTTTTGTACTTTTGATCCGGGCATCTTTTGGGCACGACCCAATACATCATTCCACGAAGGGTGCTTGGAGGTTAGTTTATTCCGCCAATCACCTACTTCACCAACATTCATTTGTGTTGGAATGAGTGCTTTGATATGAGGGTTTTCTTTGAGATATGGGTCCTTGTCTGCCATATACATCCATTTCTCAAAGATTTCACCCGTTTCCGTATTCTCAAATCTATAAGTAGGCATAAGTTATAATAATTTACAAAAATATTTATGGACTCAGACGTGCCTTATGAAGACGCTTCTCTTCATAATAACCCCAAACATTTGGTGCCCACTTTTGAATTTCTGGAGCAATTTGTTCACATAATGCCTGAATTTCAAGTTGAGCATCTAATTTAGCACGAAGATCAAGAATATGAAGAATAGAACGAAGATTGCAAGAAACTACAAAGTTTTGACGAATTCCTTGTGCTAGACCATCACGAATATGTTCTTCACACATTCCCTTTTCATACTTCACAGCATAACGCTTACATCCTTCTACATACCATTTCATCTCATCATCATAATCTTCTTGAGTCCATTCATACTTCTTACCCTTACGATTGGTATAGAAACCAGGAGGACGAGAATAGAAAACTTCATCAGGTTTCAATTCTCCTTGTGCCACCTTCACAACTCTCTTACCAGTGTATCGTTGAGATTGAACATCAAACGTCACACCTACCCTGTGAGTCCTTGCTTGCACCATAACGTTGTGGACATACCCAGACACCGAGAATGTAATACCGGGGTGTTCTACAGGTCCCCAGTGCCCTCTCTCGTTGCTTAGGAGTTGCTCCACAATCCACTCACCACACTTTTGCGGTGTAGGAATTTGTTGATGATGAATAGGAATTTCCGAATAGTCACACTTTCCTGCTTGGTAAATTACCTGCTCTGGAATTGGATATCCTTGAAGTTTTACTACTTCAAGTCTCTTATCAAGTTCAAGAAGATCTTTTGCTTTAATAGGTCTCATTTCTTTCCAAATCCTTTTGATGTTTTTGCTTCAAGTTCTGCAAGTTCTTGTTTTACAACTCGCAGTTGTGATTTCATTTGCTTAAGTTGTTCATCAGAATAAAGATGATCTTGTTTACTCAATCTTTCAAGCAACTTTACCAGTTCTTTTGCTCTATTAGTCATCTAAATCACTATCCTCAAAAATTTCGTCATAGTCTAAAACTGCCCGTTTTCTCATCGGTTCCATAGGAGTATAAGCAGAAACATCAGAATAGATTTCTGCCTTTAATGAATCCACAAGCAATTCCATATTACGAACGATAAGTTTTAATTTTTCTTTGTCCATATCTTGTAATACTCTCCTCTTATTTTACATAAAAAAAGGGAGGATGTCAATCCTCCCAGTTTCAGGCAACTTGTGGTTTTTTTGCCATATTCAGTTGTGCTACTTGAAGGAGTTTTTCCTTCTTTGCTTTTGTTTTGAGATAGCGAACGAAATAAGTATTCATTTGTGCCCCTCCTTTACATACTTAATACCACGATAGGTTTCGTTGTATTGTTGGGGTTGCTGCATCATTTGCTGTTGGTATTCAATACGCTTTTGAGTATCATATTCAACACCACGATATACGACTTTGGACATTAGGTTTTCTCCTTAGTTGTTTAGGTTAAAGAGCGTTCCTTCCGTCGGCTTTTGCGTTCGCTATTTGCGAATAGCGAATGAACGATCCGTTCCGAGTCGGCGTACTTCCGTCTGGATATTCCAGATGAACGACATATTATATATTACCACAAAATTAAAAAAGTAGCAACCGATACTAAAGTGTATCGCTACGCTACTGTTTTAAAAACCTTAAGGGGCAAAAATTTTGGGGGAATTTTTTTGCCCGATATGAGAAATCACTTTCTCTTTTTCTTTTCGGGTGCTTTGTATCCCCAAATCCTAGGAGATACTCTTCCATATCCCCAATCAATTTTTGTAACTACGTCTGGACCGAACTTATCGTAATACATATCAAAGATTTTAACTCTTGTACCACGACACAAATCCATATAAGAGTTTCCTTTTAATGTATAAGACACAACATAGGCATCATTGGGAAAAGAGGTATCTTTAATCTGAGCAAGAGTTCCGTTCTCAACCAGAATCTCACAACCATAGCGAGGAGGAATATCTTTTTTTTCTTCTGGAGTCCATTCCACTGTAGTATTATCCTCGATTGTATTTCTTTTTATATCACGAACTCGACTCACGAACGACCTCCCCATACGATTTCTGGGTATGCCTGAGAAACAATTTCCTTCGTGATTTTATATTTCGTTTCAAGTTTCTTATCTTTGACCAGACATAGAATCTCTGCCTCTAGAGGATGAAGACCCTGAAGAATATTAATGAACATCGTTTCTCTACGAAGAGAACTCAGTCCATCATTACCACCTTTAATAAAGTTATAAAATCTTTGATATTCCTTACGAATTGATGAAAAACCTTGATCTTGTGAACCAAGTGAATTAGAACCAAGTTCACTCATTTTTCCCACAGCATCATCAATCTTTTCACTGAGAGTTCCACTGAAAGAACCTTGCTCCCCAACACTCGAATAAGGAACAATACCTTCGGGAAGAGATGATGTTATACTTTCATCAAAGTTCCAGATAAAAATTGCCCTCAGTGATGGGTCATTATATTTTTGTAGAACCTCAACTTTTTTGATATTGGTTCTTTGCTTTGATACTAAATTCAGAACCTCAAAGGTAAAAGGATTTGCTGGCAAATCAATACTTACCGATGGGGTTGTTTTTGGTTTTGCTTTTGTCGCTGTCATAATTGTTTAATATGTAATTATAATCTTAATGATATTTAGAGTTTATTCTTCTTCATCATCGTCATCATCGTCATCATCAAAGTATCCGGGTTCAAATCTTACAGAAAC